CTTCTTCACGATTAGCAACCATCTCGATGTATTTATCCCAGTTCTCTTTTTGAACCGGGTAATCATCGTCATTGATACAGGTAACCATTTTCACATATCGCATGCCTACGCTGTGTTTCTTCACACGCTTCTTTGAGTACTGTTCGAACATGTACTCGTTCCTTTCCCTCTCTATGATGCCGTCGAATATCAGCGCCTCTGTTACGCCTGGCATATCAAGACCTAGTTCTGCCCATGAAAGTTTTTTTGTAAGGCCCTTTAGTCCATCACCGATAACATCCTCGAACTCCCGACCATGTGACTTAAGGAGATAGAAGCCAACTTTCTTATTATCAGATATAGACTTCTTCCATATACCTGGGATATGAACATCTCCATGGCTGTCGAGCCAATTCGTGGTGTTTATTACTGCTACCACCTTTAGCCTATTAGGATCAATTTGTGTTTGATCTACTTCGGCCTTTGTAACCAGGTTGCCTTTGTCGTCTATGTAAAGTGGTTGCGCATACACTTCATCCGCTTTCTTGATTATGCTTTTCTTTGTATGAAAGATCAACCCTTCATTCTTGACCAGAAAGTCATATAATGATTTACCAGTTAGATTATGCGGTATGATACTTTTCATTTCTTTATGATTTTTTTATCAGCTACTTGCTTTTCTTTTTCAAGCAGCTTTTTGTCAAGTACTTCCTTTGGTACTTTAGGCCGCTGCTTGCTCTTGCTGTCCTGATTGGTTTCCGGTTTCATTGGTGTTAGTTTGTTGATTATTTGATCCAGCGGCCATCCTTGTAGCGTCTTGTGATGATAATCCGAACACCACCTCAAGGGTTGCCTGCTTTGCTTCTTCGCTCATGCCCTGCGCAGTGATAACCGCAATCAATCCCTGAACACCCCCCACGCCAATGGTAACCGCCAATGGTACGTTAGATGATTTGGGGTCGGTAGCACGTACCTGACCTAAGCCATCAGGCAAAGGATCTTCGCCCAGCTTCTCAAGCCAGTCGTCGAGCGTTATAAGTCCGTTTTGGAATTCTATTTGAAGTGCCTCATTAAGTTCTTTACGTGCTTGGGCAGACTGCAACTTATCCTCTTGCAATACAGCTACATGGCTGTAGTCTTTGTCGATTTTGAGATTGTACTTTTTTGAATTGAACAATTGATTCCACTGTTCATATATACTTTCTGCCTCCGGCAATGTGGCGTCTTGATACAGCAACTTTTTACCCTCATTGAGGTTGCTGAATGTTGTTCCCTTCGCGCTACTCATTAACTGATAAGGGTAGTTGTAGTTGTCGCATATAGCCATCGTATCAGCCTCAATTTCCTCAAATAGCATTAGGTCTTTTGTGGCCACTCCCATCTGCTGCCACTTTAGCGTGGCCGATGTAATGATGAACTGCCATTGATGATTCTTTAATCCGTACCTGCGAAAGTCTTGCTGTAATTGATCTTTCTGTTCCGAAGTCATTGGTATGGCCCCATACTGACCACTGCCAGGATCTTGACTTAGGATACCAAGCGCACCCCGGTAATTGATCAGTACATTGCGGCTTTCATAGGCCCCTATTATGTTGTTAATAGGAAGTTCGAGTGAGTGGATGCGGCTATCAGGTATAACCAGGCTACAAAACGAAGGGGTGAAGTCTTTTAAGATATAAATATCTTCTACGTTCAATATAGTTTGGGTGCCCTTGTAGTTAAGCACGATCTGCTTAATTATGCCTTTCGTGTCACTTTGGTAAAACAGTTTATTCGTTTCCTCGATATCCACCATTGATGGCGGGATATTCCAAAGGGCTGTAGCGTCTATGTTCTCCTTGAACCCTACCGGTTTAATGGGCAATACGATTGTGTACCCGAACAATTGCTGATAGATATACCCTTGCGCCTCAAACTGCTTCCATGATTGTAATGGGTTTGGTTTTTCGAACAGAGCCTGCAACTTCTTCGCCTCAACTGTTGTTGCCACTTTCCCCGCCTGCTTTCCATCAAGGTTGAGCACCCACGTTTTCCCATTGATGTACGCCTGGGCTTTACGGTTGATAATGGCATTCACCGGTGGGCAGCCTTCGTATGCCCTTACAGAACTGTTGTGGCCAGAATACTTGAAGTGGAAAATATTTTGGCCATTTGCCTCGAAGAACCAATTTTCGTTTGAAGCAATTGATGGCCTGTAGCTTTGCGGGACAAGATCATAGGAGTAAGGCGACAACGACTTCAGGGCGGTATCAAAATCGCCTTTGATTAATTCCTTACCTGCGTTTAATAGTCGTTGTACTTGCATAAAAAGAAAAAGGGCCAGTCACCCATTGCTGAGTGCTGGCCCTCTAAAACATTTGGAGCTCTTAATTAAGTAACACTATATATATTTAAAGCCTGTCTTATTCCCAATGTCCCCTCTCATCATTCGCTGAAAATACCTAGGCTTTATTCCTAATTCAATTGCGGCGGACTTGGCACAATCATATACTTGGCCCGTCGCCTCATTGATAACCCTTTTTGCTCGTGGATTATTATCAAGAGCAAAGGCTGGCCTACTTGGCCTTTCTTTTCCTCTCATTAAATCTGCATGTCTTACATTTTCAGATTGCGTGCACCACTCCAAATTACTAACAACATTATCCATCTTGTTAAGGTTCTTGTGGTTAACCTACGGCAGGTTATCTGGATTAGGGATAAAGTGAATAGCAACTAACCTGTGAACGGAAAATGATTGAATATTCTCTTCCTCGGTGAGGGCAATCCAAGCGTAACCTCGGCAATTCATTGTAACTTTTCTTAGCTTATCCCTTTTACTGTCTCTTACTCTACCATGGTTACTTACCTGATATAGTCCTTCGTACCCTGTTATGTCCTTCCAAACTTCTTCCATTGGGAGTAATTTCAATGATATTAACTTTCTTGCACTTCCTACATGCAATCTGAATAGTCCCCTTGCAATCAGCCTTAAGCATTAGATTGTTGCATATAGACGGTTTGCCATTTATGTAAACAATCCCGCTACACCTAATCTCCTGCATAATACGAAATTAGAAATATATTTTCAATTTATTCTGAATTTTCTATAAACTTTGTATTTTGTTCCATTTTACCATGGCCGCGGCTGCCGGCATCGACCAGTGGAAGACAGATAAATTTGGTGGGTACCTGGTCGGTAACCTCCTTAATGTACCGGTAATCGCCCCCCTTCTCCCCATCCAACCCCGATAATGTTTTGTATTTAGAATGCAATACCATGCATGGCAGGCCGATTTTGCCCTCTGCAATGATCCGGTTTTTAATGTAATTGTCGCGGGGCTTCGGTACCCCATTGCGCAGCATTTGACAGATGATGGCGCCGGGTTCTGTGAGGTGGACGGCTAATTGTTCCAATACAGTGGGGCTGACAAGGATGTCGTCGTCATCAAGAAAGAAGAACCAGCCGTCATTGACTGTTACTTTAAGGTAATTGCAGTATATGTCATAGAAGTAGGGCAATGAGTTATCGGCATACAAATATATCTTTAATACACCCTTTGGTATATACCCAATTGCGGAGGCCCTATCGTAACCCACAATCACTCTTACGTTCCTATATGTCTGACTCTCTATCGATTCCAGGCACCGGGCGAATTGGGCCGGGCGGTTGCTGGTGCGGATTAGGATGTTGATGAGTGGCTGAGTCATTATTTTTATTTTGCCATTGAATAGGTACGTGAACCATCTCGCCGATTGGGCAATCTTGAAAGCCACCCACTGTTTCGGGCCCGGACTCACCGACTATTGCAATGCCGCCGGGGACAACTCCACCGGGAACGTAGTTTGGGATCGGTTGCGCCATGATCATTTGCTTTTGCGCCTCAATCATTCTGACCTGAAATCCAATTGCAAGCGATTGCCCAATCCGGCGCAATGCGGTTGACTGTCTCTTGCATGGCTTTGTTGCAATCTTCGCAGCTTTAGTGATCAACCGGATCTGTTGCTTGCATAGCCTTTCGAGTTCCTTTCTCTTTTGGGCAATATGCTTTTCTCGGCCTTTCATTTGCATAATATTGAAATTATTGCAGCTGCCATCATCCCAGCGCACACGCCAATGCCGAACCATACGATAACTTCTTTGCGGGTATATTGTATCTTTCTCATGCTATTATCACAGGTCTTTCCCATAGTTCAACTTTTAAATGTGGTTTTAACCGTTCAACCGACCATTGGCCGTCCTGCCACCATGTAAATATTTCCCGGCCGTCTACGAGCTTGACGCGTATTCGTCCATTAACTCTCTCGCCTTTCCCCCAGCGTTCTTCAGCCCACTGGTTAGGGGTTTGCTCGCTAGCTGTTATCCATCTGTGGTCGGTCATAGCTTAGTCGCAACTAATGTTTTCCAGTCAGGGTGACCATCTTGTGAGTAAATAATATGGGGCAATGCAGTAACTATCCGCTGCGTTTCCTCACTCGGCATCCAGCCAACGGAGGGCTGTAGCCAGTTGTCGATAATTAATTTGCCGCCGGGTTTTAGGCAGTCGAGCGCTGGCTGTACGCAGGCGTCGCGCCATTCGATGGGATCGCCATCTATGATGATGATGTCGTATTGCACGCCGCAGTAAAATACATTATTTACATAGTTCTTTTCCCCTGCCTCAAACTTAATTGCGGGACCACCTAATTCTTTGTTAACGGCTTCCGAATATTCGTCGTTACTTTCTACGCCAAATACTTGTTTGCATTTCCTTGCCCACCACACCGTACTCGCCCCGGCCCCATACTCGAACACTACCTTACCCGATAGATCCCACGTCACCAGTTCGTCGAGAAATGATTTGACGTACCAGGGGAATACCAAACCCGTTTCCAAGTCTCGGTGCTGCCACTCGTTTATTGCATTAAGATCGATCATGGGTTAAATGTTGGTCCGGTTGAATAATATTTAGCAAGTAGATAATTAAACAACACGGGGTCTTTTAAAGTCCCTGTTATGATTACTGGTTCGCCTCGGGTATAATGCACAGCGACATCCTCATTGAAATACTTTAGAATTTCCTTTTCATCCATCACAAGACCAGCCGGCAATTCTATTTTCAGAAAGCTCTTTGCAGCCTGTACCTCTCTGATATATGGGGCGATTGGATCGAAAAATGATGTGTTTAATATTTCAGTCATGGTAGGTTGATTTGAAGCTCTTCGCCTTCAGTAAGCGCAAAGACAAGGTTCTGAAGATGGTGAACTGTATGAACATGCGTTCTGACTGGATTTCCTATATATAATCCCTTATCGTCTTTGAGTAAAACGAACGCCGGCGCCTCCTTCCTTTCCCAATACATTCCTTGATCTTTAAACCCGCACTGTTCCAGCCATTCGGGAGTGAGGGGAATAGGATCAAAATCTTCAACCTTATTGAATGATGAGCAACAGCCGCATGGTAATGTATGATAAACATGAGGGTTAACATAACCCTCTACGGTAACAATCTGGTCAGCACTTTCATCATTGCCTTGATAGTATAATTTATTACCTGGTCTTAGTTCGTTCGGATCAATCATTATCAAAAGTATAAGGCCCCAAAGATAAACCACGGAACCGGTTAACGTCAATCTTATTGCTCACTAGGGTTGCCCCTGCCCCGCCGCCGGTCTTGTTGTAGTTGAGGCGGTATTTGAAATACGGCCATGCCTTATCCCACATGTAGTTGCCGGCACCGCCTTCCTCGGTGTCATGCAGTACCAAAATATCCGCGGCATTAGACAGCGCTATAGCATCAAGATGGCGCCGCTCACCTGGTGCATGGTCGACGAAGATGAGTCCGTAATTTATATTAGCCTTACTGTCGATCACATTACCCCAATCATACACATAATCAGCACCTGTTTTAATGCACCATTCGCGGTTATTATCATATGACTGAAACGATCGGCGGTTATTTTCGCAATACTTGCGTAGGTAAGGCGTGCTCCCTTCGCCGCTCCCTAACTCCATAACATCGCCGCCTGTAAGATGCAAACCCAATAGCAAAAGCCCGCGATGGTTCGACCAATTATTGAACTCAGTTAGGAACCCGTATTCGAATTGATCCTTTATTGTCAACTGGCTTAGTGTATACTGTGCTGGTGGCGGATAATTACCGTACTGTCCCATTTAACGCCTCCCTGAATTTAGTAATGAACGAATGATCTTCACCGGGCCATAGCCTTTCCGCTACCTGGTATTGAGCATCCCCGTCGTTGCGCTTCATATGCACATCAATGATAGTGTCGGGAATATGCGCCCAATCGTGGCGATCCCACCGGCCTGTCGGCAAACCGTGTTTGTTCTGGTTGCCCCGGTCAACGAACGAGATTCGGCCCATGCCGTATTCGTGCGCCCGTTTAGTAAGTAGTTGCTGATCTACCGACCAGTAATCTTCCCAACGGTCGCTGTATGCTTTTTCGGGGATGGTGAACTCGCCCATAAGTTCACGCCATTTTGCCGCTGTTGCCTTAACATAGCAAATTGGAAGCTCTGACCGGCCAGTTAGGTCGTAACCATAGGAAACAATCTGCCCCTGGCTTACGTCGTGAGTGAAGATGTCGGAGGCGATCACCATGTCGGCGTCAGCACTGATCATTATATCGTTTTGTTCAGGCGCATGCACACCCATAAATAACCTTTGCAGTTGCGCCAACGTTGAATCTTTAACGCCTTCTACCGGATGAATAATGTGACTCTTAGCGTCGGGACATGCGTCCATTATTATCTTCCATGTATTGTATGGCACGTTTGCGAATATGATCACTGGTTGATAACCTAGCTTCTGCCAGCTATAACACGCCAGAGGAAGAAGCGAATAGTATTCGGGATTGTTGTCAGTGCTGAGTATTGCGTATTTAGTCATGCTCAATAATATTTTGATTCAAGTACGATTTTGTATTTATTGTTAATAAAGTCATCACTCAGTTGCCCTGATTGCATAGTCGGCTTTCCTATTGATATAATTCTTATCGCATCATCAAGTCCGTAACGATACCAATAGTGTTCATATTCATCACCTTCTATAATCACTTTCTTGATATTGTCACGTATAAATTCAGATGTAGAAGGGAGGCCCTTATCCTGCAACGCCTTCAAAAAGACACCTTCTATCTGTTGATAATAACCTTCAGCGAGTCTTTTAACCGCCTCATCTTTAAAATTGCCAATCTCCTGTTCCTCTACATTTCTAATTTTGTTAATACTACTCATAACAAATCTTTTCCTATGAATAATGAATCCCAGTAGTTGAAGCCCGCTCCATGCGCCTGCGTCAGCTCGTGCTTAACCGGCTCGTAGTGCTTAAGCAGGTTCTCCATGCACTTGTCATAATATTGATCGTGTAGGGCGCGGTGCGCGTGCATGTGAAATTCGATACTGATCTGTTTGGGGATGGGTTGAAAGTTGGGATCGGACAAAACCAGATATTCACTGCCTTCAATGTCAATCTTAAGGATGTCCACTTCAGGAATGGCGAACATACTTATTGCCTGATCGTATACTGATTGCGGAGTTTTCACCTTGCACTTGATGCCATCTTTTCCAAAGAGGTGCTTTGCTTGTTGATCCCTGGTATTAGTATAAAAACTGTAACCATCATAATTTAGCAAACCTGCCTCCATAAATCGAATACCCTCGGGTGGCAACATGAGCTCGATATCCATTGCGAGTACCTTGCATCCCAAATCCCTCATCGCCTCGCTAAATTGAAAGCCTCGGCACCCTACATCTATGCAAATGCCGCCGGATAATAAATCGAGATCCACCGAGTGTTCGGCTATTGTTTGTGTGTTCATAATGATAGTAGTTCTTTTAATTTGTCAACGGAATCAATATGATATCGTTCCTTCTGTTTACCGATAATAATATTCCACCCATTGAGTGCCCACTTGAACCAGATATATGCGGTCTTTTCGCCGTCCTTGATAAAGTAATACCTACGCCCGTGCGTTTCTGCTTGTTCTTCAAAAGCAGCATTCGATTTCAAAAAGTCGCTGATTTGTTTAATATTCTCCATTCTGCACCCTCCTCCATATTTCATTTACGTGAATAAATTCGCCGGGAATGTTGATGAAGTCACGAGCGCTTAGGTTGATTTTTTTGATCCAGTATATAAACTCAGGCTTCGATATCACATGCCGGTATTCGTCGCGCAGTTCAGGCGTCTTGCCAGATGCATGTTGTGCCTTGAAGTAGTTTATTATCGTATTGGGGTTATTACCCCATGAGATGTTGCCTATTCGGAAGATGCTAAAGTTTTTGAACAGTCGCTGGATCTCGTATTCCATAGATCGCTTATGGGCTGCATAGTCTGAATCGGAATAATAGATTGATAAGGATGAAAAGTAAACCAGGTGTAACCCGCACTTAGAACACTCTGCAAGTAAGTCGTATTCGCGCATAAACTCTGCCCGGCTTGTCTCTTTGCTATTACTTACCCCGCTGGCGAAGAATGTAACATCGTCACGGTCAAGGCCGGCCTCGATTAGTGTCTGCGCCATATCCCCTTTACCTACTATCATTTGAAGTGCCTTTTAATGATGATCGAATCTTCATTCTGGTTATACCTTGCTACATCATGGCCGACCGGTACAATGCCATTGCTATACATTGCGACGGCCATGCAGCTTTCATCATTCCTATGTCCATTAATCTTCTCCGATGATTGCTCGGCCTGGCTGCCGAAGATGCCGTCCGCTTCAGACTTTTGCCAATCAAAGAATACCTTACTACATCCGTCACGATAAAAGTCGAAAACATACAGACTACCACCTACCAGGTGCCACCCGGTGATGTCAGGGTTGCCATAATAGTTCAACGCTTTCTTACCGATCATTTTATCTAACTTATTGTCGTCCTTAACGGCCAATACAGGCAGATTTAGATCAAACCAATAATCTACCAGATGTTGAAGAATACATGCAGGGTCGAGGAATATAATCCTACTATAGCCTTGATCAAGGGCCCGTTGAATAGCATGCACCTTGAACCCGTACAGACTTTCGCGGTGTGGCTTCCCTGGCAAGTCTCCGTTCCTGAAGAACATCACCGGCATATTCGGGTAGATATTCCTTACGCTCGCTTCCAACCGGTCGAGTTGATCGGTGTAGCGTTTTCCGAAGGCAGTTGATATGATGATGAAGTCGGTCATAACTGATTTAAGTTTACGAATTCGCCATGCAATTCAACCTTTTTCTTATTATATGCAAGGGCCGCCTCCTCCTGTGTATCATATGTGCCTAAATAGATATGCCTCCCATTGTGTGTCAATGCAGCAGAAAACCTTTTATGGTTTCGCCTAACGCCCATATATTTCATGCGCCCTGTTCGCCGCTTTGATTTATTCCTTTGGTTCTCAGCAGCGGTACAAATTCGCAAATTATGCTTCTGATTGTTTAATGTGTCCCGGTCTTTATGATCGCAAAACACTGTTTTATCACACAGATGGACATTCATTAAGAATCTGTGCAAATAAATATTTAGGCGCTTGCTGCCATACTTCTGCTGCCTTCTTGCATATATTTTATCACAACACTTCGTAGCAGACCAGCGCCATTGACTAAGTAACTCGTAGTCTTCATCATCTACCTGTGCATAGTAGCCTTTTGATAGTTGTAGTAGTTTCATAATGTCCAATAAAAAATAGATGGATATTGTTTCTCGATCCCCTCCCAGTACTCATTGTCCTTTCCATGCTTCTGCAGGAACTTGATTACTGCATCTGTTTGAAAGCCGCTCGCCCCGATATGAAACCCATACCCATTCGTTTCCTTAAGCTCATCCGGCACCCCTATTTCTTTCAGATCGATGTCGTGAATGAAGTTGTGGCAATCGCCCCTGAACGTCTGAGGATGGCCCAGCACGAAATGCTCTGTTATGCTATCGGCCACCTTCGGTAACATGTACCGGTTCAGAAAATCCTGATCGGCGCCTTTACGGCTG